TGAATTTCTTTTTCTAGAGCAATTTTATCTTCAGCAGCTTTCTTTTCTCTTTCAGCTTCTTTTTTAAAATATGCTTCATCCATTTTATCAAGGTCTGCAAAAATAGTTTGAGCTGTATCAATTATTTCATCATCATTAATTAATACTGAAGAATCCAGTGGTTCTACATCAGCCCAAGGATTACCTGCCTCCTTAAAAAGTTCGTCAATTTTTTTGATTTTAGCAGAAATATCCGCAACCATTAAGGCATATTTTTTCCCGGTTTCTACATCGCCTTCTGCAAATGCAACTTTTGATAGTTTAGTATATTCGCTTACCTGTTCATTAAGTTGCTCGTAGGCATCTTTGAGTTTATCTACATTTCCGGAACCATCTCCTCCATCACCATTATCAGGAGGAGGTATAGAAACTATATTTGTAACTTTTAGTAATTTATCAGTTTCGTTAAGTGCTAAATTAATTTGTGAGGTTAGATTTTCATATTGTTTATATAATAATCCTATCTCATTTGTAGACTGTTTAACACCATTATTTGTTACTCCTGATATTCCCAAAAATTCAGATTGTTCTTTAGCCCATTCCATTAAAGACTTGGGTAGTTTTTCAATACCAGTAAATCCTTTATTCTTTTTTTCACTCTCAATAAAAGCATCATATTTATCTTTTATTGATTGCATTTGTGAAATAATAATGTTCTGTTCTTTAATTAATGGTGACAATGTTTCTGATTGACTTTCAAGTAATATTTTTTGTCTGAGTTTATTTACAACATTACCATACGCTGTATCTAATTGATCTGTAAATTTTTTCTCATCAGCAAGATTTTGCAGGGTAGTTCCATAAGTCGAATTTATTTTATCAATTAAATCCTTTCTCTCTTGGCTTTTCGGATTTGTCTTTTTTAAAGCTTCATATAAAACCTTCACCTGAGCCGATTCTTCAGCGAGTTTAGTATTATATTTATCAGTTATATCATTTATGGCTTTAGTAGAAGCTAAAACTTCTTCAGTTGTATTTCTAAAAATTAAAAGATAACCAACTGCAGCAGCAATACCTGAAGCAATCAAAGTCCATGGATTGCCTTTCATTGCAGAATTAAATATTTGTATTGCCGTAGTTGCAACTTTTAAAACGCCATTAAATATGCCTGTCATTATAGCATTGGCTTTAGTAGCTATAGTAAATGCGGCAATTCCAAGCAATGCGGAATTTATTGCCCTGCTATGTTCCTTATAAAAATTGATTGATGTTGTTATTGCCTTCAGGAAATACATAAAAGCATTTGTGCTAAAGGTCATGGCCGGAGCAAGTTTTTCGCCAAGTTCAAGAGCCATTAAATGCGCTTTGTTCTTTGCCTGTTCAAGTTTTGCCGAGTTAGTGCTTGTACATGTTATTGCTTGTTCTACTGCAACATTAGTGCCGGTAACAGCTTTGGCGAAATAATCATATCTCTCAATATTCTGAGTTAATATAGTACCTACGGTAATATTTCGTTTCCCGAATATGTCAATTAATACCTTATCTCTTTCCATAGCGCCACTTGCCGCATCCATTCTTTTTTTAATTTCGACCAAAGCGTCGCGCATATTAAATACTCCGCTGGTATAACCCACTCCTGCGGCTTTCATGCTTATTAATGAAGATTTAAATTGAGTTCCGGCTTCAGTACCCTTTAACTGGCGTTCGGCAAGTGTCTCCATAACTCCAATTGTTTGCTCAAGTGAAAGGTTAGAATTCTGAGCAACGGTGCCACAAGTTGATAGAGATTCAGTAAGTTGTGGGATTTCAGCGCTTCCCGCCATGGCGCCTGCGCCAAGTACATTAATTATCCGGGTAGATTCTTCAGCGCCTAATTGAAATTGATTCATTGCGGCAGCCACAGCATCAACAGCAGGTACCATTTCCAATTGACCGGCAGCTGCTAAAGTTAAAGCGCTTTCTGTTACTTGTGCCAGCGCCTCTTTATCTTTTAATAATTCAGGGCGGGCAGAACCCATTAATTTAAAACCATCTACAATATCATCGGCGCTGGCGGTAATCTTAACGCCGGAGGAAGTAACAGAAGTAGAAAGTTCTTTCGCTTCATCTGAAAGATACTTTAGATCATCACCAGCCAGTCCGGTAATAGCAGAAAGGTTAGCTACTTTTTGCTCAAAAGCGTTAAAATCGAGAACAAGTTTTTTAAAACCCAGGACTACTCCGGTAAGAGCAGCCATTCCTGTTGTAATAACCATCCAGTATTTATTCATACCGGAGGCGAGGGATGAAAGGGAAGAACCTGTTTTCTTTGCTCCACCATTTAATTCAGTTATTCGGGTCTGAACAACACCAAGTTCAGAAGCTAATTTTGTTCTGTTGGCTGAACCAGGTATAGCACTTGCATATTGCGCTTTCAAACTTTTCTGTAATGAGATTAATTCTCTCATTGACAAAGCCTGTAATCCGGCTTCCTGACGTAAAGATTGTTGTTTTAATTTATTAGCTTCAATAGCGGCGGTTAATTGTTTAAATTCCGCCGTATCTTTTTTACCTTCTTTGCTAAGTTGTTCGAGTTCGCTGTTTAAAGTTTTAGCTTGTATTGTAAGTTTCGCTTTTGCAGCGCTTACCTGATCAGCCTGCAGTTTTAAACTTTTAAATTCTGCGGTTTCCTGCTTTCCATCCTTAATAAGTGTTTTCATTGATGCGCTGAGTTCTTTACCCTGAGCATCGAGTTTCTTTTTTTCGAGGATTACTTGTTCAAGCGCCTGCTTTTTCGCTTTATATTCGGCAGTTTCATTTTTACCTTCAGCAATAAGTTGCCGCAAACTTTCTTCAAGCTTACCTGTAACTGCATCCAGTTCAACAAGCGCTTTGCTCGCCTGACTATTATTAATATAAATAGCAAACCTAAGATCAGATATACTTGTTTTAGCCATATTTATTTAATGAAAATTCGTGTTGTATTAATTGTAAGTTCCTTATGATATTCAATTACAATTTCTTTAAGGCGTTCAATATTTCGTTCAATCACAGGATTAAACCATATTTGAGGATGGCGATTAAATCCAGATGATCTTGAAGTTTTAACTACGCTGCCTCCGGAGGCGATATAACCACGTCCGACTCCTTTATGAATATAAACTCCTTCAGGGCGAAAAGAGAATCCAAGTTTGAAAACTTCGCCCATATCATAATAAAGATTTCCCTTTATACTTTTGCCCAGGTATTTATTTTTCCGCACCATTAAATCAGCAGAAGAGCGTAATTCCGACTGAACCTCAGCCCAGAAGTCTTTTAATTTTTTATTGTAAGCGGCAAGGGCTTCTTCATTAAGGCTGCGTTGATATCTGTCAGTAATACCTTCAGGCGATATTGTTAAATCGAAAGGACCTTCATGCGAAGGCATGCGAAACCTGCTTCGCTGATTTTGACGCATGTCTAATAAACGCTTTGCAATACTCATGAAACAAAATTATTTCAAAGTGGTGGGATACGAAAGGACAGGAATTGAAACGGAAGTTAATAAGTTGACAAGGGATAAGGCATAAGACAAAAAAGCCCCTGTTTTTTACAGGGGCGCTCCCGGAGGAATAACTATTGTTAGTTATCAGGAGATGGTTTTACCTCAATATTATTAGTCATCATTACCAAACTATCAGCCGACTGAGCGGCTTCTTTTTTATCAGGTAGTTTAAAAAATACATTCAGCAGATGAATAATGCATAATAAATACTCACTTTTTTCTTGTTCTGATTCAAATATTATTTTCATTCTTCCCCCCTTTCCTTATCAAGCATTTCTTTAAACGCATCGCGAAGCATGTAGAGCGTAAGCAGGTTATTTTCAAAAACTCTTACTACCGGTTTCTGGATAATGTGGTAGTATTCCGTTTTGCTTTTAAAACTGCTTACATCAATTTCATGCGCATGGAATATTTCATCCAGGTTGGTGAGGTTGATGTCGCTGATAATTTTTTCTAATTCTTCGTACCAGTCGGTTGCGGTACGCATGGTGAGCAGATCGGCTAAGGGTTCAATATTTATTTCCCTTGTTACCGTGTTTTGGTTGTTTTCCATTTTTGTCTCCTAAAGAGAGAACCCCCTTAGGACGTTCCACGGAGTTGAAGCCGCTGCAAGCCGAAGCCTGCAATCCTAAGAGGGTTCCCTCTATATAAGAGTTATTAATAATCATTTTTTCAACGTTTTAGAACTATCGCTTTTGGGAGCGATGGGGGCAAAGATAATATAAAATTTAGATTATATGTAAATTTATATAGATTTATTTTTATGAAAATTTGCCAAATTAAACCCAATATAACCCATAAAAACGAATCCCATACTTGAATTTATACCACTTTCAATACCAAATGTTATTGGGGATTTATGTAATGGAATATTTATATTGCCAAGCAATTCTATAGTTGGGGAAAATTGATATTTGGATAAAAAAGTAACCGTTCTGCCTTCATTAAGATCCGGAAATTGCAACCATTGATAATAATAATGTGTGGTTGATATTTCTTGTATACAACAATAACCAATACCACTCATTATATAAAATATTTTCTTATATTTTTCATTTTTATTGAAAAGATTATATAATAATCCTAAATTCATCCCAAAATTGTTATTACCTTCTGTATCAGTTGTAATAGAAGTTTTATCACAAATATCACTATAATCAACACCATCGTCATAGGACTGATATGTATTCATACCATAAAAATTAAAATACCATCCTAAAGGTTTAATAGGTGGCTTGTAATTTACTCCAAAGCATAATTGTTTTTCGGATTTTGTTGTTTTCCCGAAGGAAACATCAATTTGTTGCGAAAACCCTTGCAATGAATGAAGCATAATAATAATGAATAATAATTTTTTCATAAGGTTAAGATTTATTTTATAAGAGTTTGATTTTTCATTAAAGAGTTACTTGCTTTATATCTATTTATTATAGCAGAAATGGATAATCCTATAGAAAAAACTCCACCAATTCCCATAAAAACATATCCTGCCTCAGGTTCTCCTGAAGAAAATAAAGCAATAGCAACACCTGATGAAATTAAACCAATAACAGAAGCTGCAATAGAATTATCAACGCTTTTCTTTAAATATAAACCTGCATCATATTGATATTGCAAGGATTGGTTAAGCCTTTCCGAAATATGAGGCAGAGTATCTTTTTTAATTTCTTTAAATTGTATTGATTTTGGCATATTTGCTTTTCCTGTACTATCAGGTTTTATGCTTGTAAGTATTTCAGGTTTGCTATCTTTAGTTGCATAATATGATTTTATTTCAACCAATGAAAGATATTTACTGGTATGATTATTCCCTCTATTAATTATATTAAAGAAAATATTATCATCGTTAATCATTGTTATCTGGCAGGTAATAGTATCATTTTTTATTGTAATGATTTTATCTTTAAATTCCTGCGCCTGTGCGCCAATAGTCATAATAAAGCATAAAGCGAATAATATTTTTCTCATAGTTTAAAGGATTAAGTTTGCACAAAAATAAAAAAAAACAGTTTTATGATTTTAGTTCAAGTTTTAATTGATCAGGATTACTTCTTATTATTTGTTTTAATTCAATGAGTTTTTGCTCACGTGTATTATTCAGGTCTTTAATACTTGATTTCAAATCAGTTACATCGGTTTCGATTTTTTCTATCTCATCGGTAATTCTTTGCAAATCAAGTTCTTTGTTTTGTGCCTGTTCAGTGGTGTATTTTCCAGCTTTTCTGATTGCTGGCAAAATAGTGCCGGTAACCCACTTTCTAAATGCTTTAGCTTCTGGTTTTGTGGAAGTTAAAATTAAATGATATAAACCTGACTCATTTATAGTCCAGGTATCTCTTTGTTGACCTGATGTAAGAAGTTTTGACATCAGTTTCTCATCTTCATCTAACTTTTCAACAGCCATTGCAGCATTTGAATGTTCAAGAATATCACAAATATCTTTTGCGACAAACCACGTTTCTTCATGTTCATCAACGATTGTACGAACTTCTTTGTGTTCGTAAACAAATTTTACAATTTCATTTTTCATAAATTTAAGTTTTAGTTTAGGTTAATAAAAAAAGCCACGCTCTCCGGGAAGCCGCCCTTCAAGCAATGGCTAATAGTTCGCTGGGAACTGAGTTATCGTTGATGATGTCGGCTTACATCATTTTATTTCATAATAAGTAAAGAACAGATTTAATTTGTGCCGACAAAAATATATCATTTATAGTTACAAATCAAGAAAAAAGTAGATTATTTTCGTTTTTATAGAATTTAATCTGTGAATATTTCGACAAACTCAGTACAGGTCTGTGGCAATCTTTATGGCTTTTTTTACTTTGGACGCTGAGCGGAGTCGAAGCGCCAAAGTTTTTCCTGCGCCGGTTTATATCCGGCTTTCAGCAGAAGTTCTTCCATTTTATCGGTTTCAATGGGTTTTTTATATTTAAGTCTGTTTCGGAAATATAATACCCGCGATACAGGAACATCTAACACTTTCCATATAGATGGAGTAGTTATCATCTGTTTAAAGGCTTGCTTAGTTGTCATGCTTACCTCCCATAATAGATTCTGAATATTTCTTAAAAAAATCTTTTGCTGCCTGAACGAAAGGCATGTTTAATATTTCATTATTATTTTCAACTTCATCATATAAATCTTGTATAACAAAGCGCATAGGTATTTCCTGTTTTACCCATATAAGGCAAGCCGGAAAGTTCCGATGTAAAATGTAAAGTTCGTTATTAATTGGATCCACTGATAATAGAAATGTATCTTTTGTTGGCGGTGCGAAGTCCTTTTTATTTACTGATTTATACCAATCTTTTACTCTATTTGTCAATCCTGCTTTTCGTTCATTATCGGTTTCTTCTACAATTAAAACTTCAATGTCGTTTTCAATTGCTTCACAAATAGCAATAGGTGTTTGCGTATGAATAATAAATTTACGCATAAAGTCCCGGTCAAATGCCAGAAGAAATTTTGGTAGTTTCATAATTTAAAATTTATTTGGTTTATTTTTCTATTTCCCATGAGTTTGAGAATTCTTTATCAGCAAATAATTCCGCTAGTCCTGACAATTGTTTTAAACGAAGGATTTCGTCAGCATCCATACCAATATGTCGCATGATCCATGCATCGCTCATGCCTGCCTTGGTAAGTTCCGAAACAATGTTTACCATTAAATCAATATCGTGGCTTCCCCTGGCTCTATTATGGCGAATTGTTGAAGCCATACGGTTTGATATATCTTTTTCAATAACCACAACCGGCATCATTCCATTTTCACGATCATGTATCCGTTTGCTTTTAAGCATAATTGTATATCGGTGGAAACCGTCAACAATCTCATATATATCTTCATCAGGAATGTAATAACATACAATTGGCATAGTATAACCATCTTCCCATATTGAAAGTTCCAATAATTTCATTTCCGGAGGAGCAACAGCATTCGGGTTATAACTGTTTGCTCTTATTTTTTCTAAAGGCACTGCCTTTACATTGTAAACAGGGCTTTTCATAATAAGTTATGATATTTTTCTATAATATTTTTACGCCGGATCAGTTCATTTTTTGTCTGAGAAAATCCCATATACTTACATAGATGATCATTCTTCATGATACAGATGCACATTCGTTTGAATGTTGGGATTTCCTTTGCTTCTGAAATATTAATATCATCAAGATATTCCATGCGTACCGGAAGTTTTTCGGTTTTGTAATTTGTAGTGTTACTGACTTCAAATTTTACGCCTGCTTGTTTAAGTTTATCAATAGTTTCAGAGGAAAGCACACCGCCTTTTTCTTTCCAAAATTTAATACTTGTATTTAGCTTTTCTATATAACTGTTACTAATTTCTAAAGGAAGAGTATTTAAAAGAAAATACATATAACTTTCCCATGTATGCCCTGCAGGAAGTTTAATTGACTGCCAACCCATGGCGGTGGTTCCTCCATAGATGCCTGTAAAATTTACTCCATTCACCCGGCCAACCATCTTACCCCAATTATCCGGGTCAATTACACGATAGAGTTTCAGGCTCTCTGTGGCCCAGTCATTGAAAGGACTTGCCACGCGCATCTTATCAATACTTATTCCTGCTTTATACATCAGATCATACAGACGATTATAATCCCATTTGAATTTTCCGTTAGCAATCCATACATCTTTAGTCCACCAGTCATATATAGGATAAGCGTTGTAAACATTCTCATACATCTGTTTGGTCCATTTAATGCCGTTGTAATTCTTATAGTTCTTATCGCTGTATATAGCCCGCCAGCGATTCAATGATTCCTGTGTACGGATACCAACCAGACAGCAAGTTCGTTTTGCATTATTTTTTTTATGGTACCATTTGCAGAACTTTTCCTGAAATTCATAATCATGCATGCCATCACGAAAAAAATCAAGCGAATGATTATCTTCATGAATGGATCCTTCCGGAAGATCACGAACCCAAATTTCTTTTTTTGATTTCTCCCAAGGAATCCAATATGATTGATACATTGAGGTTGCACAATGCGCCCGGAGTGGAAGACAGCAACGATAAACGTCAAGTATATCAATATTCTCAGATAAGGTTCTATCAACATAATCCGTTGTCATTTGATATTGCGCTTCATAATCAATATGGAATACTCCCAGTTTTCTTTGTAGATTATTTTTCCTGATATAATCAATGCATAGATTAAGAAGAACTCCACTATCCTTGCCTCCGGAAAAAGAAATATAGATGTTGTCAAATTCTAAAAATAGAAGTTTCAAACGCACCTGTATAGCTTCATAAACATTCATAATACAGTTTTCAACTCCTCTTTTGTTTTCCCTTTAAAATATTCTACCATTCCTATTTTTTTATTGATGTTCTTATCAATCAAATTTTCAAGTCCCACATTTCCTGTTAAGTCCCAGTAACGACAATCATATTCTTGTCCTGCCCTAAATGTACGGCGACCGCTTTGCACCCTGAGAGCATAATCCCAATTCTTATCGAAGTAAATAGTATTATGCAAATGTTGCATATTCAATCCTAAAGATTCCTTTTGATAACTCAATATAGTTGCCTTCTTAAAATACTTCTTACAGGCTTCCTGGCTGTTGATATATTTACAAAATATAATTGTCCGGGATTCATCAACCGTTTTGAAAAGTTCATCCAATACCTCAAATTTTTCGGGAGTGCAACTGTATGTATGTTGCATTTTCTGAGTCATTTCAAGGAATATATTGTTGTTTTTCCACAATAAAACTTCATTGTCCAGGTACTTTTCTTTCAGGCGATAATATTCTTCGCTACTTTCCTGATCCAGTTGATAATTCAAGGTATTATAATATTGTTGCACCTGTAATGTAAGGTCGCATTCATATACATAATGCCTGATAAGCGAATACAGGTAATCAATATTTTCGTAGCCGGTAATAAATTCCTTAGTATAACTTCTGTAACTTCTGCCAAAAGACTTAGTAACCCTTGTATAAGCGCAAAAAGTATTTTTAAATTCAGCCATTGCCATACCGAGAATTTTAGGTGAAAGGAATTCCATTTGCGCCCATAAGTCAAGCAGGTTACGTGTTATGGGAGTTCCGTTTAATATCAACCTATAAGTTGATAACTGCCCATAATCAAACAAACGATGAGTGCGTTTAGCATCTGCATTCTTAATTTTAAGGCTTTCATCTACAATAACAAAAGGATTTAAAGCTGAATCAAGTTTATTTCGATATTCCAGGTAGATCCTGTCGGAATTTTGCAAACTTTCAATACCGCAGTAATCCACGTTAGCACAGTGAAAACCGCCCCATTTAGCAATTTCTGTTTTAACTCCTTCAGGGCGATGGATAGTTTGATATGGACCAATCCAAAGAATATAATCCACCTCCTGAATATCATTAGCCAGTTCAACAGCAATGCGGGTTTTTCCTGTGCCGGCTTCCATAAAAAGAGCTCCGACTTTATAATGCCGGAGTTTTTCTATGGCTGTAAGTTGATTATCGAATAAGGTCTGCATGGGGTTCTGTTTTTATATGTTCAACTTTATTCGGTATATGTTTTTCAATGATATAAGTTGGAAGCATTTGTCCGCTATCGCTATCGAACCATGCTTCTTTTTTTGAGGAGTACTGCAAATTCTTTTTTTCGAGTATCCAAGCCGAAATCCAGTAAGCATTTGATTTTTGCACATCATAATCCGGTCCCATTACCTGACTTTTGGGAATTAAATCTTCGCTTCCATCGAAACTCGTTGCTTTAAAGCATTTATCTGAAATAGACGTGAGACTTTCAAGTCTCACGCTGTAACATTTAGTTTTCATGATTAACGTAAAATGCCTCCTTTAGGTAAAGGATTTCCTGTTGTTTTTTGATACATTTCATTCCATGCTCTTTCATCAGCAAAAGCATCAGGCTTTTCCGAAGTATCATTTTCTTTAATTAATAAATCAATATTATCAATATAATCTTGTTTGTGAAAAACATATTCAATTTCTTCAATAGAAACAATCTCACGGTTTTTTAACCATTCTAATTTTTCATAAATCTGATCTCTGGTACCAGTGAAATATGCATTGTTAATGCGATTATTAGAAGGAATAATAGATTTAATTAATAAAACTTTCATGACTTTTTCTATGATTTCAAATGAAACTAAACGATCAGAATCAGAATAATTAAGGATTGAATCAGCATCAACAAAAGCGAATATAATACTATCGCTTTTTTCATCAACCTTTTGTTCTTGAAGAATAGGTCTCCTGAGCGAAGAATCAATCTCTGTAATCTTGGTTATTCCGCCATATAGACCTTTTCCAAAGAATCCTGAATTGGCATGATAAGCAGGAGCATTCCATTTAATGGTTTTTCCTACAATTTTTTTAAGTTTTGTTAAAGATAAAGTTTCCATGTTTTTTGCCGGTTTTTTATCTGCTGGCTCTGCAGGGGATAAGGTTAGTAATTAATTGATGAAGCAAAGATATATTAGTTTAAACTAATACGCAAGGAAAAATAATAAAAGTTATTAACAATTTAATGTTTATCAAACATAAAAAACTGCCATTCCCTTTCGGCAACGGCAGTCCGGCTTCAAAATAGAAACAAAAAAAACTATTTTGGAGGCTTAAAAAATCTATTAACCCGCAACGAATTGCGGATTATAAGATAAATCAATATGAGTATAATTAAACCAAGGAATATTCTGCCCGCCCAAAGCTGGAACCATTGCCAGCCGGTAAGGTAATTTTCCTTTACAACGGTTGTTTTATCAATCTTCTGGAACTCTTTTATCAGGATATTCTTATAATGCAATAGAATCCCAACACTATCAACCTTACATTCCACATAAAGCATTTTATCCTTATAGATAATTCTTGGAGTAACATACTTCCCTGCTTTAAGCTCGAGAATCTGTTTCAGGAGTACATCGCCGTCTTTGCTGCATTCAAAATACATCTGCGCCCAGGCGCTGTCAGTAAGGTAAATAGTAGTATCCTTCAGAACTTCTCTATAATCGGTCTTAATAATAGTATCAATCCTGCCGGTGCAGGGAAAACGTTTATTACAATGCTTCTGAGTGGTGCATGAAGCAAGCAATAGAATGATTACAAGTAAAAGGAATAGTTTTTTCATATCAAACATATAAATCATAAATATCTTGTGGCATTCGCGCCCCGCCTGGGCTTAATTGTGGGCGTTCCTCATAATGAAGATGTCTTCCTAAAGAATGTCCTGTATTCCCCATTATTCCTATGAAATCACCTTCTTTTACCTGATCGTTAATATGTAAATCTCCATTAATCAGCGAAAGATGTGGGTAAATCGCAAACCAGCCATCAGCAAGTCGTAAATAAACCACCCTTCCGAATCCACCTCCGGCATTAACTCCTGCTGAAATATCATTATTAAAATATTTCACTTTGCCGTTTTTTGCAGCATATACCGGAATATTATCAGGGACTCCAACTACAGAAATATCTATCCCTGGGTGGAATTCCCGATTACCTTGCAGTATCCGTTCTCCAAATCCTGAAGTGATAACTCCTCGTCTTATAGGTTTTGTTGCCATATTATTTTTGAAGGTCAGGTCTCTTTGTTGTAAACAGTGTAAACCCTGCAATAGAAAGGAAAATTATTTCAAAATTCCCAAATATTGAAAGCACATAGCCGCTAAAAACTCCGAGTCCGATTATTATTGGTATAATAACAGAAAAGACTACGCATATCTGTTGAATCTTATTAATAAATGAAGATGTTTCTGATACAAATCTTTGTATTATAGGAACATTAATAGTTTGTAAATACTTGAGTTTTGATAAAAACCAAAGAATAATAAAAGCTCCCAGGGCAATAAAATAATCAATCCATGCAATAGGTTTGCTTCCAGTTTCCGGTTTTTGAGGCACTGTTTTAATAATAACATTTTTGGCAGTAATTGTATCCTTTAATGCCTTAATTGTTGAATCCTGTTGAATAATTCGTAATGAAAGATTAGGATTTGTTTTGGTGTCAAGTTTTTTCTCAAAGACTTTTGATAGTTTTTCAGTTGTGGTCAAATTTTGACCATAAATTCCGCCTGCAATAAATAGCAGTAAAATGAATGTGATTTTTTTCATGGGTTTAAATTTATTTGGTTTTTAAAATTGTGATTTCCTTCTCATGTTCCTCGAATTTATCGTTCAGTTCATTTAATTTTATTTCATGTTGCTTTACCCGTCCATTAAGAGCAGTGTGCTTTTCTACGCATGCGGCATTTTTACCGCTTAATTCAATGCGGATCATTTCTACAATCTTTTTTAACTCATCAATACTATTAACAAATCGGTTAAGTAGGATGCCGGTAATAGAAAGTAAAACAGTAACTATTATTCCAAAAATTTCAGTCATAAAGTCTTAATTATTTCGTATTTTGTTTTATTAATATCAAATACTTTTTTCCTTTCTTCAGTAATACTTTCAATTATTTCAATACATCCTGATTTGTTTTTAATAACAAAGAAAAACTTATCAGGATTATCTTTTTTCTGTCTCTCTGCTAATTTTATTACATCTTCTTCATTCACTAAAACCCTTTATTAACAATGTTAAACGACAAACTCCATCCGTTGCAGCCTAAATAATTATATTCAGGATCAGTATGCATCCCGTTAGGTTCAAAATAATGCATGAAATGATTTGCCTGATGGTCGCTTGCATCATCAGTCATCATTGTTTTTATTGCTGTCATAATATCCTGCGTTTCTTCCATTTCATCCACAAACAGATCATCGGTCATATTCGTGATATCAATCTTTTTAAGCAGATAAATGATACCGGTATTATTTTCCATGATATTGTTAACATCGGCAGCATTGGTATCAGCAGAAGGAACAATTACAATAAGAATAATTTCGCCGGCGGCCACTTCACGAATCTTATTCGCAAGTTGATCCTGATGACTAACAATAAAAACCGTATCAATATTGGTAATACGCGTTTTAATACTATCGAAATAAGTTTTATATGTTCTAATTCTTATCATATTTCCGCTTTAATTCTTCGGAATCCATTTTTAACTGATATAAACGGGCAAGCACTGTATAAAGGTTTACATCTGCGGTTTCATCAATATTTCCGAACACTTTACTTTCAGCCAGGGTAAAAAGCAATCCGGCCATTCCGATATCGGATTTTGAACCTTCTTCTGAACCCTTTTTAAACAAAATACTTAGATCAATTTCTTTTCCGTCAATATTTATTTTACCGGTACTGATAAAATTCAGACAATTCCCGAAATACAATACCACGATCTGCTTTTCGGCAGGAGAAATCTTAGTTATTTCAGCCGTTCTTTTTGCCAGGTACTCCGGATTTGTTTTGGGTGAAAACTTCCTGCGTATATCCCCGTCATATTTCGGCAAATATTTCAGGATAAATAAGAATCTTTTCTTTTGTCTGTAGAGAATAGCAATCAATTCATTAAGAAAATTTTCATCCTTAGTTTCGTAATACTGCATATAGCATGAATGCGCTTCCTTATATTCATAGAAAGTAAGATTTAACAGCGCATCCGCAGGACCGTAAAACTTTCCAATAACAGGAAGCAGATTTTTCGTAGTGTTCCAGTCAATAACCTTTGTATCATTACCCTTAGAATCTTTGCCGGGAATAAAAAAAGAATCAATTACTTCCGAAAGCCTGTAAATATTAGTCCAAACCTGTTCTTTCTGTTCAGGCAGCATTGCAGCATATTTCCAGCTTTGTTTCATCCCAAGCAAATGATAAACTATGCGGATTTTAAACTCGCTCAGATCAATGGTTCCTGCCTGGTATAACATTACCTGATTCATAAAGAATACAGCCTGTTCAGGGCTTAGTTCGTCCACTTTCTCAGGAAAATTGATAACTATTTTTTTATCCGGTATCTCAAGTGTATGCATTAGTATTCCAAATTAATTTGATGTGAACAAAAAATATCAATTAAAGCATCTTCCGGAAGATAATCTTCGCGGTAAATTTCAGCAAGCCTGCCGATGTTAGGTTCTATGGTATACTTAGCCTTCAGGAGCATCATCACATAATTTATCCAACATAATTTTGAATGCGCTGCATTATGTTTTTTTATTTCTTCAACAAAACATTTATTACTTGGATTATATTTATGTTTACGACTAAACTTGGCTTTTGCGCAATACGCATTCCATTTAAAATTCAGATATGAATAAAGACCTTTTACATCGGGTTTATGAATAATATAACCTTTGTTTTCACCGAAATTTTTATTCTTGAATTTTATATATTCCTGAATGAGTTCAGTAAGGAATTTACTATGAAAATCAATATCCCTTTTTAGTGAACGGTTATAAGTCTTTTCGCTTATGGTTTCCGGTTCTTTGATAGGATCAATTATAATATCATCCTTATCTTGCCTACCGGCAGGCAGGTTTATTTCTCTTTCATTCATGGTCTGAAAAATAAATTATCTGAATCCATTCTATCTGTTAATACTTCAGGTTCGTACGTTTCACCGCTCGTTATCGTAGAACGTTTTAAAAGAAACTCCTGTAGTTTTTTAAATTCGATATCAGCTTTTCTTTCAATAAAAGCCGACAAACCAAGCCTGTCAGTGCTATTGGCGATTGCTTTTGATGAAACAGCATTGGTATAATAATTCTGGAATACGCCGTTAGGAAGTATTTCAACGCTGAACTGTTTTAAAGCGTCAGCCATCGTATAATAAGCCAAAGGAACAGAAGCCTTATCAAGCATTGTTTTAGTTTCTCCTGTAACACTGCCTGCTTGTATAGCGGTAATTATTGTATCATAATCGGCAGCAAGGAAGCCAGGCTGAATAATATCACGAAGTTTTTCCTGCATAATCGGCGAAACAGCGAGGAATACCCGTTTAGAATTATTTATAAAGAATATTTTGGAGAATTCTACGGCAGAATTGATAAATCCACTTGTCAAAGCTTTAGCGGCATCTGTATCTTTCCATAAGGTATCTAATGGAACAGAATTTTTATTAAGAAAAAGAAATTCAATAAGTAATTCTTCCGCTCTGTGAGCAAGATCGAGCATATTTGCATTATCCTTTTCAACCTGCCATTCAAAAGCCGGCTTCTGAGTCTCTGTAACAGTAATAGATCGTCCTGCTTCGGTATGCTGCACATCCGAACTCGGCATATACATTCGCAGAGCATGGCGAATAATAGGGCTTTGCAGTTTTAAAACAAGTGAATCAAGTAAAGCATATTTTGCATTTAACACTGCATTAGCAGCATTTAAGGCTTCACGTATTATTTTAGCAGGACCTGATTCGCCGGGAGGCGTCGGAACCATAGCAATAGGAGTAGCTTTATAATTAGCGCTGTCATAATGCGCCTGAACAGCAGTAAACAATGTTTGTCCTACAATATTATTTATGATATCGCGCTCAGGGAATTCAATATAAGGAGAAAGATTTTTAAAATTAATAGAAGCATAAGTAAAGCCCATTAGGTCCTTTACTTCCGTTGCGCCGGTGCCATTTTTATTGAATATCATTACGGTTTTGTTTGATTAGTTTTAACATCCGGTCCCGAATTTCTGATTCTGTCTTTCGGACTGGTCATTTCTTCAGTAAGTACAGTATCATGATAAAATCCAAGTTTATGACCCCTGCCCGGAAAATTGACTTCAATAGCGTTATTAATATCCTGGCAAACGATCATCTCTGGTATTTCCACCCCTGTCATCAAGTATAACTTAAAAGCGTAAAGTTGCTCGCTACCTGACGGAAGGTTGCCATCGCTTGATATATTACTCAAAGCAGGATGTAAACCCATCCCAACTGTAGTTTCAAGAGCAGCGCGCTTTGAAATTTCAAGTTGAGCATTCACAAAATCAAGTATCTTCTGATCAATAGGAGTAATTTTCCATCCTATATATTGATTTGAAGCATCATCAAAAATCATATCAGTGGTAATAAATTTTCCAACATTACCAATACCCGAAAGAGTTTCGGCGAATTTTATAAAAATTTCTTCTTTCAGATCTTCCAACATTTTATCAGTATATTCAATACCTTTAAGCAGGCATTGATCCATCAATTTTTGTTTTTTATCCTGCCAATAAACTACAGGTACTTCAATATGGAACTTCAATGCAGAAGCATTGGTATTATAGTTCATTAAAAGTTTAGGAAGCGAATTTGCAAGTTTGATCCAATTTAGGGTACCATAAAAAGCAGGACGGGAATAATCATTATCCAGGGCAAACGAATACATATTGCTATACCGCATGGATACAGGGAACTGATACGGATTTTCTTTATTGAAAATCGGATATGATCTAAGTCCGTATTTCCAGGGTTGCGCGAAGTCACCAACAATAATATGATTAATATTCCTGCTGGCATCTGGCCACTCCAATGCGCAATACAAAGAACTTTCATGATCAAGACGTTCAATTCTTCCTGCTCCGCCAATACGTGGAGCGCGGTTACGAAAATACTTGGTATAATGCCCGTTCATGTGGCGGAAATCTATCATTGCCTTTATCAGATATTCCATGTAATCCCATGATTTTAACCAGTTCTCAATCTCTTTATCTTCTTCATAAGCTTTTCGGCGTTTTCCTTCTTCATAAATTACTTTATAAAGAGCAGGACCTTGTCCCCAAAGTAATCCAACTTGTTTTTCAATAACTCCGGGCGTTACATTAGCTTCATCAAGTATCTGCCTAAGTTCATCAGGGAAATTATTCGAGTCGCCGCGGGGAATAATATTAAAATCAGCAATGCGCAAAGGATTTAAAGGATGAGAAGAACTGCTGTCAAAACGCATTATACCGGGTTGAGCGACGTTATAAGTAGCTGCCGTCTCAAAATAATAACAGCCAACATCGCTTAAAACAAAAGAATGCCTTCCGGCTTTTGCAACTTTCATGTAAGTATAACTTTTTTTCCATTAAAAAACATAATCAGCGGTTGCCAGCAGTTACGCGGCAATTGTTGATCTTCGTCATAATAGAACAATTTAAAATCAGAGTAAGCAATTTCCTCATTAGAAGTCTTAGGCCGCAATCTGGCGCTTTTTACATTTCTTATTCCGTCAGTACTTCTTGTATCTCTATTATAAGTAGCATGAACAAATGAAAAGCTTTTTTTAGCCTTAGTTAGTTTCCGCATTTCTTCAATAGCCTGATACAAAGGAATTGTTTCCATGCTGCAAACATAAGTTAGAATTAAAATTTACGAAAGGACAGAAATATTAATCGGCGGGATGGCAGCAAGTTTTCTTTTTTAATCAACTTTTTATCTTTTCTTGCACTTAAAAAGAAAAAAAGTTGCTCTTTCTTTTTAAAAACATTAACATTTTACGTTTTTACAGAAAATTTATAAATTAAAATCTTTATTTTCTGCTACCTAACCTTTTATGTTGCTTTTTTAAAAGCAACAAACCCCAACAACAAACGACACGCTCTACCTTGAGAGGGCAATTGCAAGGGGTTGTATTGGCGGATATATGACAGAAAATGCCACCATATAAGTCGTGCGAAGCACACCTTTTAATTTTGCAACCATTATAAATGTTGGCTCAACTTTTATAATGTTAAACAAAAAAAATAATTGTAATCGGATTCAGTACTCATCTAATCGGATTGCAATTGCCTTATTGCGATAGGGATTGTAGCGGCATACTTTTTTATAATGGCAAAATAATAATACTGTATATAATATTGTCATATCTCGTATGGCTTATTATATACAGGTTTGTTGTGGGTTGCGAAGTAATCAAAGAATGTAGTGCAGTGTTAATGAAATGAGAGGATCATGCGGTACTATACTGCATGTCTCGAATGTAATGAAACGAAACGAATGAATTGTTTACTCGCAATGGATTAAAAAAGATACAGCATAAAGCCCGACCTATTTCAGGGGATCGCCCATATATTTAAGAAAGATTATCTTATTGTACTATCAGCAAAGCCAACTGTTTTCTTGTGTTTAACTAAATTCAAATATTTTTTTCTACACATTAAATATTTGAATGCATCACTCATATTAGTACTCTCCATTGGTAGTCTTAATAAAGGAAGTTTCTCACTCTTCTTAATCTTTTTAATAGCTCCCTTACTATCTTTCTCCATAGGCGCTAACCTTATACTGCTTATCAGTTCTTTACACTCATGTTTATCAATCATAAGGTCAGGTAACGATCTGTTATTACCCGACATCATTTGGTTCATAAGGTCGAACTCTTCCATGTGAGTAATATTCTTTTGTCCTATACTCATAAGTTTTACAGTCCATCCTGTGCTTGCACCTGCAGCATCCTTTTCAATTGCATTCTTTAATTGAGTAGCAGCATCCTGTTTTGCTTTAGCATAGTTATTTGCTGCACGGTCGTAATAGAGTTCAAGCATCTTATACTTATGCGGTTTAAAGAATTCAACATATTTATTTCCTAACTCTCTTAGCCATTCAGGAACCAACACATACATATCTTTTAAGCATCTGAATGTTTTTCCCTGATCCTGCCCTATAACCAAACTCATCATATTACCCATATCGAAACCGCCTTCCAAAGCCTGAGTATGCTTAATATATTTTAAGCCCTGGCTATTTTGTGAGATATTATCATTTAATCCAAACTGATCATAATAGTCGTAATTATAACCATCGGTATATATATTTTTATCTGAAAAATTCCCATAGAAACGAGCATCTTTACTGATTCCTGCATATATGGAGAGAAAAGCTGTTTTGAATTCTTCATAATTAGTCATATTACTCAGAAGATATTCAAATGTAAGAACATCAATATTGGCAAGACAACTGGCAATAAAGAACAATGTACTATCTTTACGAATAAAATTAAGTCTTTCTTTCCAGCGTGTTAATTTCCGTTGTATATTCTCAATAGTAACAGATGAAGCCTGCTGTTGTTTTGCCGTGTATAATTCAAATTCAATTTCATTAACAATTATTGCTGTATAAAAGATATGAACGATCTGTTTAGCATCCATTTCTTTTTTCATTTCCAAAATCCATGGATCATCTCCCTCAGAAGGATTAGGCATGTCAGTAAGAAATGTTTTTCCCATAAAGTGAGGGCAATTACGAAACTTGATATAATCACCGCGCAGGGTTGGAAGAAACTTTTTTAATTTTAATTCTTTTTGATATTTAGCTTCATCTCCGAACATATGTTGCACTGAAACGCCAGCTCCCATGGATGGACGATCAAGGCTTTTATTTAAAAATTTACAACCATTGAAAGTATGGATAGTATGTTTAAATTCAGAAGCAGGAGTATAAGGACGTGGCCAGTCTTGTGGCGGTTCCTTATCTACAACATAATGACCAGGAAGTGTGCCAACACGTTCAAGAAATTTATGTCGTTCCCATCCGGTGCGTAATTCAGGAATGATATTAGTAAGTAAATTTACATAAGTATCAGAAACAATCATGAATGTAGCGCGAGGCATTTCATAGATTATATCAATACTTCTTTTTGCTAATATATCAGTTGTTTTAGAAATTCCGCGACCGCCAATAACAAATAAGTCTTTAGGCTTAATAATATCAATCATCTGGGCAACCCAGTTGGAATAGCGTATCTGAAATTCTTCCGGAGATATTTTATTTTTCATCTATATATTCGATATCGGAAAAAGGAACGTCAAAAACATTACTTTCAAATTTACCAGTAGTTGCATCCCTGTGTAAGCGTTGCAATTCATCGGCAGGAATATCTATTAACTTATCAATAAATTTAGCTAATTTATTTCTGTCAATTTCAATTAAGCCAACATCCTTCGGACGCATAGAATAAAATGTAGGACGTTGATCATAGAAACCTGCAGGAACTTCCTGCGGTTTTTCTTTTCCTACACCACGCATTAATGCAGCTTCTTTTGTATATTTAAAATATTGGTCAAAGTCGTTTATTTCAAGCAAAACAGAAGCAACAACATCAAGTCGGTCAGCATAAATATTAGACCAGGCATCAGCTTTAATTTTTTTGTCCTGGTTAAAAAAATTAAGAGAATCATTAAAAAGTTCAATAGCTTTCCATTCCTTTACCTGAAAGGACTTTACCAAAGCATTAACGATAAAATTTTTATTATTCATTTTATCCCATAATGCCCGGACAAAGTCAAGTTGCTTGTAATATAATTCATCGGCCGGCGACATATCTTTACATTCGCCATTATTAACAAGAAGTTGAAGGCGATCTATATTCTTCAGTTCGTTTTGAATGAAGATCCTTTTTTTAGAATTTTCAATTTTCTGATAAAAAGATTCTTTTTTGTGGGTTTGATAAGCTGTGATATTACCTTTCTTAGCCGATTCGAGCAATGTCATATCCATTTCGGCATTGGCGATAAGTAAGCCACGATTGAAATGATAATAAACTTTAGACTCAGTGTCCGCAAATTCCTGCATGAATTCAGTTTCAGGAATACCAAGATATAAAGCTATTTTTTCAGGAGTATAATTGCATCCTGCAAGTTTTTCGATATCTTCAATTTGCTTTTCAGTTAATTCCATTAGTTATCCATTTAGCTCGAAAATCAAAAACCTGCTTACTGTTTAAGAAAATATATTGTTCATTCTTTACGTTCTCACTCCAGTTACCTGAGCCTTCAGCTATAAAATAATTATTACCAGTTTGCATTAGAGTAACTTTTGAATGATTCCAACCATAAATAATTCTGATATCACTCCTATTGTTAATCATAGATTCAAGATGATCCACAACTTTAGGTATTCTGAATTTAACCGAATCGCTGATCAGCATATCAACCTTTAGAATTTGTTTGCGGTCAACATACTTAATGAACGAATCAATAATTCTGGTTGTGATACTATAAGTTGATATAATCAAATGATCAATCTGCTTATGATATCTAATAATATAAGGAATAAAAGTGAAAGCGTTAAAACTATTAACAGTCCACAAAAAGAATATTTCCCTGTCAAGTGGAAATAAGCCATTAAGTTCTTTAAGACTTTCGACTTTTTGTTCATGTATATTTAAAAAATTCTCCCTGAGTATATCGCTACGGTCATCAGTATTAATTTCTGGCTTAGTAGCAATATCATTCAGGGAGAAGAAAGCCATTATTTTTTATTATCTTTTTTTAGGAACAATGCCAAGTCGTTTTTCAATTTTTTCTTTTCTGATCTCTAGTAATTGCAAGTTGTCCGACCATTCTTTTTGTTTTGGATCGCCCTTGCTTTTGCTGATTTTTGATTTAACTTTCGAGATATTACTCTTAGCATTATTCAATTCACTTACGAGTTCAGCGTTAGGCATGGCGTCAATTTCTTCCTGTAAGTTCTTTACTTTAAAGATCACATGCTTGCCAAGTACTTCTTTATTTTCTTTATAATAATTCAACTCATCCCATATTTCACGGTTCTCAATGAATTTTTCAACTACTTCTTTAACTGTGTCAAGTAATTCTTCTTCACCCTGAACGGTAAATAAAGTTTCGTGAGCGGCTTTATATGTTTCGTAAGCAGTTAGCATGTCTGCAACCAATATCTTTAATTCTGCAGGGCAATCTGCCTCTTTTAAGAAGGGAAATTCATCGCGCAACTTAATTGCTCTTTTAATATCTACCGGAACCTTTTTAGGATCATCTGTATAATTAAATTCATTTGCGATTTTTAAAAACTTCGTATGAACATCTCCACCAGCTGCCGGAATCAGGACATCTATTTTACTAAGAGCTTTTTTTATTGCTGGAAGATCTCCTAAAATTTCATAATTTTTAATTTCCATAAAAAGTAATTCAATTTCCTGTAATGGAGTTAATTTTACCGGAATAGTAACTATTTTTAATGGAACAACTGGATGCGCCAGAATGTTTTTTAATTCTAAAGCCGATATCCCAAGCATTTCACGAAATTCCTCGAAAAGAATTCCTTTCATGTAATCGCTTTCAGCCTGAACATTCAACTGTTTTTTTAGTGACATTTTTAAGCCGTGTTTATGATAGAGTTGAACTCCTTTTTCATACGTACGGTCAGTTTTTAAATAATCTTCGATTGCTTTTTTCATATTAATATAGATTTAAAATTAATTTGCAATTGCAAATATGCATAAAGGCAATTGCATACGAAAGGACGGAAAAAAGAAGAGCCTTACATTGTAGTAAGGCTCTTTAGAAAGGTTGTAAATATTATCGTTCAATTTTTCTAATTGTCCAACCAGTACCTGTATTAAAGATCTCAACGGAATTCCATTGGTATTCTAAGATAAGATATTTTTTACCATTGATAAGTTCCGAGCCATCGGCTTTAAGTACAACCGCTCCTGCGCCGGTATCATCTTTATTGGCAAAGAATATTTTGCCGGTTGTATAGGTTGCAGCAGCATCAAGAGTAAGCGTATCATTTGTAGCGCCTGTTGTAAACCCTATAGCAGCATCAGAAGCAGTAGCAGTATAATTAGCAGTTTTATGTTTATAATCTAATATATCAGCGCTTCCCTGAGCGCCGGTTGGGCCGGGAACTGTAGAAACCGCTCCGGTAGGTCCGGTTGCTCCAATAGAACCAGTTTCTCCAGTAGGGCCGGGAACAGTCGAAGCGGAGCCGGTTTGTCCAGTTACGCCCTGTGCACCGGTAGGACCTGTATTTCCATTAGGTCCAGCAACAATTGATGCCGCGCCGGTAGGTCCAACTTCCCCTGTAGGTCCTGGAACAGTAGAAACTGCACCCGTAGGACCAGGTACAGTCGATGCCGCTCCGGTCGGTCCGGTTGCTCCATTTGTACCATTACTCCCTGAAGCGCCTGTTAACCCTGTAGTCCCTTGAGCTCCTGTCGGTCCTATTGTTCCTGATAACTGAAATAAAGTATCTAATGAAACAACTTTAGGAGTGTGTTTAGGGTTATAAAAACTTAAACCGCCTTCTTTATCAATATAGATCATAACAGAATCGCTGCCGGACACCATAACATAACCAGCCTGTCCGTATGTATTAGCATTCTTCACAAGATAAGCATACATTTTAAAACCAGTGCCGGTAGTCGGAATAAATGATGTCATTTTATCAATAGGCTTGGGACCATCCTGCGCATAGCATAATGTCCCGCAAAATATGCCTATCAGTGCAAGTATTAAAAATTTTGTTTTCATGATAAATTTTTTAATTAATAATTAATTTTAAAAAGATCCAGTCATCCTGAGTTTATCGAAGGACGACTGGATTTAAAGATATTTTAAGACCTTGAAATTTCAATGAATTTATAGGTACTTACGCCGTTTTTAAATGCTTTAAAGGTGATCTGTGATCCTGCTAAAGCATTCCATGTTGTTCCGCTTGCCAGTTCAAAATCATTGGCAGATGTAATTATAGAAGGATAAGTTCCGCCGGAACCAAGCAAGGTATAAAATGCGCCATCAACAGGGTTATCCAGTTTGGTTATAGTAACAGCCGAAACAGAACCATCGGTAAGTTGATATTGACCTTCGCCTGCAGCTACAGATGGAGTAACATCATCAGCAGCTATAGTACCCATTACAGCAGCAAGAGTTAATGTGCCATTGTATATTGCAATATCATAGCCTTTACCTGTGCTTTCAAAAGTAAATTCAGAAGAATTTTCATCTTTTGTATCTTTACTGTCAAAGTTCATTTGTAAAGGTTTACATGGAGAACCGTATAAGTCCATAGTACTGTCTGAACATTTACGATCTATAATTCCGATATTTTTATTCATCCAGTTAAAACGGAATTCACGAATTGCCTGTGTAGAACCCGGGTGATTGAATTTAACACCCTGTATAATACCTTTATTATCAGGATCGCCGGAAGTTTTAGCTGAAGTTTCAATTTTATGCAGCGTGGCATATACTTCGATCATATAAGCGCCTGCAGAAAAAGTTAAGGGACCTGTTATTACAATACCCTTTGAATCTCTTGTGTAACCACCTGTTACATCATCCCAGTCGAATAGAACTACTTTATCTTTATGGTCGCCACCTATACCAACAGTTCCGGCTGGTTTTGTGACGCTAACATTTACGTATAATGCCATTACACCGCTAATAGTCGGAAGAAAAGAAGTGGCAAAAATACCTGCCTGGCATATATGAGGAAGTATGTCATAATTACCAATCATAACATTAGTTCCGATTGTACTAGCGAAAATATTCCCGAAACAAATTGAGAATACTAAGCTTGTCAATAACAATAATATAGTTTTTGTTTTCATGTATGTTACTTTTTAAAAATTATTTAATGAATTAAAAGAATTTAGAAAAAGTCCCGTCCCGATAGCTATCGGGAGGGACCCCTTATTTTTTATCCACGAGATATTTCGTAGAATTTATCATCAACTTTGGATTTTACAAGAGTTATCCATGTACCAAGGCTT